TTTGGTGCTTTACAAAGATTTTCAAATGCTCAAGGACAAAAATTTGTTAAGACAGCGCAAGCTAATTTGAAGGAGTTGCTAAAATGAATGATATGCTAAGTGAACTTATGCAAGCTTTAGCTAATGACTCTGATATTCTAGCAATTCAAAGAACAGGTGGGTTTAAAAGTTATTCAAGATATGAAAATTTATCTGGAAGCTCAACAAGTATAACAATTACTCCGACTGGTCCACCAGAACAAACAGCTATGAGTAGCAATGATTCACTAGCTAAACATTTTGTTTATCAGGTCAGCATAGAGGCAATTGACCGATTAACAGTAAAAAAATTACAAAATACAGTTGAAAATATTCTAAAAACAAAAGGATTCTTTCAGATGAATGGCGGACTAGATGAATATTTTAGCGATACAAAAAGATATGTGGATGCTCGGTTTTATGAAGGCAATAGCAATCTTTACGAAAATTATTGAAAATAAGGGAAAAAACAATGTCAGTACCTATTGGTTTTAAACGTTTAACAATTCGTATAAAAGATGGTAAAACTGCAGTTCCTGATAAAACTCAGTTTGTTATCGAGGGAAAAAAAGATAAT